GGGAATTGTAGGCATTATTGTAGGCAATTTGATTAGTCTAGAATTTGGATTCAACACTAAATTCGACTGGTTTGTTATTATATTATCCAGCACTTTTGGGGCAATCTGCATATTGTTTTTATTTAACAGATTTTTTATAAAACTTATTTAGCCACATTAATTGCAGTTTTTTTCTGTTTACAGTGACCAACCTATTTAAGGTCAATATAAAAAGCCCTACAAACTTTCTTTGTAGGGCTTTTTATATTGACTTTTTTCAGCGGAGAGGAAGGCTCTTATATTTTACATATATCATTATTTGTTATATGTATATAATGCTATAAATGTCTGATATTTAATCAATATACACTCTATTAAAATACATCTGTATTTATTTGTTTATGTTGAATTTAGTCCCTACTTTTGTAAAGTAGGGACTAAACTTATTATTATGCAAATTAAAAGAAATTATCTTTTCTTCCCAGATAAAGAGGGATCAATAGAAACTGGATACAAGCCAGATGCTAAGTTGCGGTTTCGAGTCAGATTTGAAAAGAAAATTGTGGCATTTAATGTTGGCTTCAGAGTGGACATTGCTAAATGGTCAAAGGAGTTTCAGCGGTGCAAGAATGGATCAACACACTCAAAAAATAGAGTTGCGGCAAGCGAAATAAACAAAGAAATTCAGCGTCTAGAATCATTAGCAGATGAAGTTTTTAAATCATTTGAAGTTATGAACTATTTGCCGTCGGAAATTGAGTTTAGAGATGCATTTAATGAAGCCAATGGAAAATTAAATGAAGTCGAGTCTGAACAAATTCATACTTTCTTTAGCGTATTCGATGAATTTACCAGGACAATGGGATGGCAAAATGCATGGACACCTGCTACGTTCACGAAATTTTCAACTATTCGAAAGCACTTGTTTTCATTCAATCCAAAATTAGATCTGAAAACATTATCTGAAAATGATATGCAGCTTTTCATTAATCATCTACAAATAGAAGGATTAAGAAACACTACTATTGCAAAAGATGTCGCATTCGTAAAGTGGTACTTGCGTTGGGCATTTGGAAAAGGATATTATGCCGGAACCTTACACCTAACATGGAAACCTAAGTTTAAGGGAACTGACGGAAATCAAAAAGAAGTTATCCACTTGACATGGGATGAATTAATGACACTTTACAATTTTGATTTTTCAACTGCCAAGAGAAAGTTGAAGGACAAAAACGGAAAACCGGTTACAGACGAAAATGGAATTATTAAAATGGTTGATTTGGAAGTAGAAAACCAAAAAGCACTTACAAGAATTAGGGATGTGTTTTGCTTTTGCTCGTTCAGCTCTTTAAGGTACTCAGACGTATCCAAATTAAGCCGTTCAGACATTAGAGATACGTTTATTTCAATTGTTACGCAAAAGACAACTGACGGGCTTAAAATCGAACTAAATAAATATAGCAAAGCAATTCTTGACAAGTATAAAGATGTTCATTTTCCAAATGACAAGGCATTGCCAGTTATTAGCAATGTAAAGATGAATGTACACCTGAAAGACATGGGCGAAATTGTCGGTATTGATGAACCGCAAAGGATTGTGTATTTTAAGGGAAATGAACGAATAGAAGAAGTTTATCCGAAATATGATCTACTAACAACCCACTGTGGACGTCGTACATTCATTGTAAACGCTCTATTTTTAGGAATCCCTGCAGAGGTGGTTATGCGGTGGACTGGTCACTCAGACTATAAAGCAATGAAGCCCTACATCAAAATTGTAGATCAACTCAAGGAGAAAGAAATGAAGAAGTTTGATTTTCAATAGTTGTAATTAGGCACTAATCAAAATGTAAATATATGGAATTTGGGATAAAGATACCTTCTTTAAATAAGAGGATTGCAGCAAGTACTAGTGTAAAACGTTTTGTAAATCACAATTTAGGGTTTAAAGCTCCAAAAGGTTACGGGTGGATTACAAACCCTAAAAAGGCGGCTTATAATCGAGTTTACAATAGAACAACTACCGGGTGTATGCCTATTGTTGTTTTTTTCATTATTACCTTGACAACTTTAATTCTCTCATTATGATAGATTTTACTGAAACATTCCCAATGAAACATCAATTTGTAGAAATTGATGTCAAGGATGAAGTTATGAATCTCTATAATCAATATATTAAAAGTTTTGAACATATAGAAGAAATAGCTCCGAATAAAGCTATTTTAAAGAATGAAAAAATACGTGATCAAGAAAACTTTAGAGATGGAAATGGATTTATTGTAACTTATGATGACACTATTAATCTATATCCGTTTTTTAAAGAAGGATGGGATCTGGCTATCAATGGTGATTTTACGTATGTCAATAACGCTTATAAATTTCAAGAAATAATTAAAGAGCAAATTCAAAAAAAATATGAAACAACAGATTTACCGTATAAATATTTTGAAAAACTATCTTATGTAGCTATTGAAGAAGCAATAGAAGGTATGGCTAGATATCTTTATTATGTATGGTTGATTAGTATAGATAAAGAATCTGTTTGTGCAAAGCCTGAATTTCTAATTGAATATGATAATAATCAATTAGAATTACTTCATAAAAGTTTGGAACAACAAAAATATATCAGCATTGATTTAAAAAGTTGGAAGTATTGGTTTTGCGATGAACAATGTGACAATCCTCAAAAAATAAAATGGATATTACTAAACCGTAAAGGTTCACCGCATAAAACAGCATTAAGAGAATTTTTAATGATGCTTTGTAAAACTTCTTCCCTAGATAAAATTGTAAAAACTGTTTTTGTTGATTCAAAAGGTAAATCAATTCAATTAGCTAAACCAAAGGCTGATGAATACTCTAATTATTATACGACAACACAGGAAATGTTCGATAAATTAGCGAATAAATAGCTTTATTTGGTCATTAAAACTCTAATTATTACTTGTGAAATTGATAAGTGCCGTAATAAGACAAAACGAATATGAAAGGGGGCCGGTAATAGTGGACACCCTGGAGTAAGGAAAGAAACAATTGAAAAGCACTTTGCCTTTTTACTAAATCAATAAGCCTAAAACCGATTATTATGATTGTTTTATCAAAAATTTTCCCGACAAAAGAACAATATAGGGAAATTGACTTAAAAGAGGATGTGTATTTGCGTTATATGTCCAGTATTGAACGATATAAGTTATTGGAGAGTAGAGTACCGAGTAAGAAAATATTCAAAGAAACAGAAATACGTAAACTTGAATTAACGAGAGATGGTAAAGGTTTACAAATTCTATGGGATGATTCAATTGATTTATTTCCATTTTTTAAAGAAGGTTGGGATAAAGCAGTGGCCGGATATTATGGATATTCAAATGCTGCATATAAAAAACATGAGCGGATAATAAGTAAAGTTCAAGAAAAATATAAGGATGTAGAGTTTTCCACCAATTATTTTGAAAACTTGTCAAAGCAAATTATTGATGAAGTAACTGATGGTATGGCCCACTTTTTATATTATGTATGGTTGATGAACGGAGACGAAGAATCAGAATCGTTTAAAATACTTTCATTAAAATATAATTTTGAGCAAATTTTTGCATTATATCCAAAGTTAGAACATTATATCCAATGTGACACTAACAGTTTATTGCATTGGATTGGAGAAGCAAAGTGTAGTAATCCTCAAAAAATAAAATGGTTGGTACTTAATAGGCAAGGTCAACCGCATAAAACGGCATTTAGAGAATTCTTATCAAAACTTCTAACAGTTGTACCTTCACAAAAAATCATAGATACTGTTTTTATAGATTTAATGGGTAATCCAATAAAACTTGCTAAACCCAAAAAGGGAGAATTTTCGAATTACTTTGCAGAAATTGATGAGTTGATTTAAAAACTACCCGACCTACCCGACCTACCCCGATAGCTTAATGTTATCGGGGTATTTTGTTATTTACCCGACCTTTCCGACCTTTATTTAGTCGGGTAAATTGCAGATAATAAGTAGATTATAATATATTTTGTTACCTATATTTGCACTGTAATTAATTACTTTACTAGGAGGGCACTCCGTATAACTAAACAAAATAACACATTTATGTATAATCAAATTAATAATTTAGAGCCTAGTGTAATTATTCCAGTTAGAGAATATGAAAGATTAAAAGGATTGGAAAATACTACTATTCAAAAGCCTCCAGTTACAAGCAATCAAGATAAGAACTATGAATATGGGATAAAAGGTATTCAAAGTATATTTAACTGTTGCTATGCCACTGCACATAAAATTAAATCTTCAGGTAAGATTGATAAAGCCATTACTCAAGTAGGTAGGAAGATTGTAATTGACAAAGATTTAGCGTTATCTTTAGCTGGGCAAAAGAATGGAGGAAGGAGATAATTATGGATAACCCAAAAAAAGCCTCCGGAGCTTTTGCGAGAAGCGAACCGGAGACATCTATCAAACTAGTACGGTGCAAATGTAATCAAAAAATCATTAAAATTGATATGCTTACCCAAATATTAATGAGTCATGTCATTACTATTGAGCAAATTAATGTCAATTTTGATATTAATGCTGCGGTAATCATAGGAAAGTTTCTGAATTTTGGCGTAGTAGTAATGGAACATGTCTACAATAATTTAGGCTTTAGTGGAACGAACCCCAATAAACAAAATATTTTTCATAGAAAGGATACATTCTTATGAAAGATAGTTTCGTCCTTTACAATTCATTCTATGAACCAATCCAGCTGTTGTCTTGCGAAGATAAATCATTATTGTTGGATTTGATATTTGAGTATAATTCGAGTGGTGTTGTTTCTGAAATATCATCTGTTGCGGTTAAAATAATATGGGCAACAATACGCCAGCAATTTGATCGAGATAAAATCAAGTATCAAAACGTAGTACAACGAAATCGGTTGAACGGACAAAAGGGAGGTCGACCCTCTAAAGATAACCCAAATATCCCAGTTGGTTATTTGGAAACCCAAGAGGAAACCCAAGAACCCAAAAAAGCCGATACTGTTTCTGATACTGTATCTGATGATGTTTCTGTTACTGATGATGTTTGCAAAGAGAAATCACAAAATCAAATAAATTTCGAAAAATTAAATATTCGAATTAGAAAAGACTGTCCAAATGTTGCAAAACTCGATCAGCAATTGACATTTGTTGATTTTGAAAAACTTATCGGAATCTATTCAAAGACACAGATTTGGGATATCTTAGAACAAATGAACAACAAAAAAGACTTGACAAAAAAATATACATCTGTTTATAGAACAACTCTTAATTGGCTCAAAAATAATGGCACAAAAATCTAATATAGCTGACCGACAGCTCCCATACGCTAAAGAGTCCGAATTGCTTGTTATAGGTACCCTTATGAATGAACGCAATTCATATTCAGAAGTAAAAGATTTACTTACTGTTGATTGTTTTTACAACGACTTTCATAAAGAAATATTCTTAGCAATTAAATCTATTGCAGAACGTGGAGATCGCCCTGATTCAATGATGGTTCTAAATGAAATGAGGAAAGCTAATGCTAATGCAGATGCCTACGAACTCACTAAAATGAGCCTTTATTCTACCTATGACGTGTACCAACATGCCGCGGTTCTTTTTGACAAGTGCATCCGTAGGAAGTTTTTTGAAATTGGTTCGTATGTTTCTAACAGTTGTTTCAATGAAGACGAAGATATAACTGAAGTTATTGAACGTGCCCGAGAATTATTAGAAAAAACATATGATATACCTCAAAACGCCCTCAAAAGTTTATCAGATGTGGCTGACGATGTTTATAAGCAGATAGATTTAAATTTAAGTAGTTGCGGTACCTTAACGGGAAGCGATACCGGATTTCGAGAATTGAATCAAATTTCAGGCGGCTTTCAAAAGTCTGACCTCATTATTATAGCTGGGGAGTCCAGTCAGGGGAAAACCGCTCTGATGTTATCTCTTGTCAGAAATATGGGTCAAGCCGGCAGTCGTATGGCTATTTATTCTTTAGAAATGCGTAATGTGCAGTTAGCGGCTCGATTAATATCAATGGAGACACATATCCCGTCAAATCAAATACTATACTCTAAGCTAGATTCTCAGCGAATCGAAGTCATTGATAAAAATCTAACTAGGGTTTGTAAGTCAGAAATATATTTTGATGAAAGAAGTACTTCGAATATCGACGCAATTATTGCATCTATCCGGACAATGAAAATTAAGAAAGATATCGATGGGGCAATTGTTGATTACTTACAGATATTAAACGTCAACATGAAAGGTGTAAATAAGGAGCAACAAATGGCTGACGTTGCACGTAGATTGAAGAACCTGGCAAAAGAACTGGATATTTGGATAATTGCATTGTCGCAGTTAAACAGAGATTCTCAAAACCCGGTACCCAACCTTAATCGGTTACGTGATTCTGGACAGATAGCTGAGGCTGCCGATATTGTCATGTTTGTTTATCGGCCAGAAGTATATGGTCGGAATTATCCTGAACCATTCTCACACATAGATACAAGTGGTACAGCAATGATAGACATTGCTAAAGGTCGGTCAATAGGGTTACTTAGGTTTATATGTTCCTTCAAAAAAGAGATAACACTCTTTTCTCCGATTGAAAATATTAACGCTATTCCTTTAAATAATAGTTCGTCAACTGATGATGATCCGTTTTAAAATATGAAGATGATATAACTTGAGAAATTTACAAAAAATATGCAGCAGAATGGTCCCAACTTATGATATAACATACAAAGTGAATGATGCTGGTAATTTGATAATAACAGCAGTTAGATGTACATCTGGAAAAGTTATAGAAATCGAGATTATTAACGGTAAGCTAAACTTAAAATCTTTGACAATAGAGCAATTGGATGTTATAACGAAAATATACGAATGGTATCAAAACGAGGAGATAAATAATGTACTTTTAGATAAGTCGAACCATAATTAACATAATTATTAGAAAGGAGTAAAAATGAAATTTAGTATGACAATCGAAGGTAAGAAATCACTTAAGTCAATACAGCAAGAATTTGCAAATAAACTGTCGAAAAAAGTGATATTGAAAACCACTGCGTTATCTCTAAACATAACAGCTAGAAGAGTGATCTCCCAAGTCAAGAAAGATGTAAAAAAAGAATATACGATTAACAATAAATATCTTAATCGTATGGCGACTCTTAAGCCAGCAAGTGGTACAGTTGAAGGATTGTATGCAGCAGTTAGTTATTCTTATAAACCGGTGCCAATGGTTGGGTTTAAGAATAAAGACAATAACAAAAGCAAATCACCGAAGAAACGTACCGGCGGAGTTACTATTGAAATTAAACGTGGGCGAAATCAGCTTCTTAAACATGCATTCATTGCTACTATGGCAAGTGGACATAAAGGGATTTATGCTCAGGGTTTGTATAAAGGTAAAACTTTTATTAATGATAAAGTGAAAACTGAAAAGGGTAAGGCACGTATAACAGAAATGAGAGGACCGTCCCCAATGACAATGGTAAGCAATAAAGATATTCAGAAGCGAACAGTTACATATGTAAAAACAAACCTTCCACCGAGGCTGCGTGCATTGCTTCAAAATGAAATAAATAAGTTAACTAAATAATACTACCATGCCATATAAAGACAAAAGCAAACGGAAATTGTATGAACAACAATATCGGATTAAAAATAAGGCTAAAATTGCCGAACGGGAGAAGCTCTATAGAGAGAGAAACAGAGAAAGAGATGCTGACAAACAAAAGGAGTGGAAGAATAATAATCCTGATAAAGTTTATGCTCAAAGAAAGAGGGTGAATGAACGAAGGGTGAATGAACTAATAGCCTATAGGATTGAACACCCAATTGTAAGATTAACGGTTGAAGAGAAGAAGGAGAAGGAACGGCAATATAACAAACTCAATTACAAAGGTTATGAAGGCTATACTGAGAAGCGAAGGACTCAGAACATCAATGAAACGAAATTACTAAAAGATAACTACGTAAAGAAAAAGTTAAGAAGGAAAGGATTTACAACGGATCAAATAAATCAAAATACTAAAATAATTGATTTGCAACGATTCATGATTAAGACTAAAAGATTGAGGGGATTAAAGTAAGAATATGTATATCTTGACCTATGAACAATTGTTGTTGTTAACAAAAGGTACTGTGAGCCTTTATTGAAAGCAGTGGGCTACACTCCCGTTTTCGATCTAGTTACATGTTTTTTTTTATGTACGCACTTGATTTTTTTTTGTTGTATTTTCACAATTAAGTCGCGCGCGCGAAAATGCGTATATGATTAATTACATGTACGCATTTATGTACGCACTTTTATTTTTTTTTATTTACATACGCATAAGTTCATATTTACTATTAAAACTGGGGTGTATGATGAATTTTCAATAATCCCAAAACCTACATAATAATTGCTGAAAAGTAATATTCTTTGAAAATAATGGGATTTGTATTTGAGATTGAAACTGGTTAAACGTACTTATTTTTCACTATTGGAGATTATGTATTTTATTTTTGTAAGAGTTCATATTTTACATATAAGAAATGAATTTCTTTGATTTGTATCAGGAGTTATTAAAATTTATAAGTATTCACATTTAATATTGACAACATGTTAGAAAAAGAAGAAAAGGCATTACCGGAATCGGTAACGCTTAGTAATGGAGTAGTAGCAACTAAGAAACGTGCTACAGTTCGCGATTTAGCAAATGCAGGTAATCAGCCAAAGGGTAAAGAGTATTTAACTACATACGCCCAGTTTGCTACTAAAGTACAATTTAACGGCAAAAATGTAGTGTTGGAAGATATACTCGATTTGTATGATGATGATTTAGAGTTGTTATCTTCGTTATTTATTGATGAGGACGAATTAAAAAACGTATAATCCCGACTGAAGATATTGTGTTTTTGGCACACTATACAGCGTCGGGGATAGCAGAAGTAGAAAACATGTATGTGGATAGGTTTACAGAATACCTTGAAAGCGCATACAAACTGTATGAATTGGAACTGGAAGCAGTAAAGCCTGTTGCGGTAACAAACTTATAAGAGCCTTGCAGTAATGTAAGGCTTTTTTCGTGGATTCATAACCTAGCATATACCCTGGGTAGGAGCCCAAATAAACAAAGGCGAAACAGAAACAGGATTGACGTATATAATTTTAATAGTTGAAACTTATGTAGTTTATTTTTGTAAGACTTCAATTAATGAACTAACTATCAAATTATATGGCTGAATCACCAATGAAATTAGGGCTTATTTTATCTGCGACAGATAAAATTTCTATGGTTGTTGACCGGGCAATGGGGAAATCACTTAAATCAATGAGTAATTTCCAAAAAAAATATGACAAAATGGGCGGCAACCTACAAAAAATAGGTATGTCTGTTATTGGATCAGGTGTTGCGGTAGCAACTTCTCTGTTTGCAATGACAAAAACAACAGCTACTCACGCTAAAGAGATTGCGCGATCAAGCCAAAAAATTGGAATGTCGAATGAAGGGTTCCAAGTATGGGCAAAAGCAGCTTCAAGGGCTGGAATGGAAAGTGATAGATTTGAATCAGGAGTAGCAAAGTTGTCAAAAACAATGGTGACGGCCGCAATGGGTCAAAAATCGTCAATAGCAATATTTAAAGCTGCTGGAATAAGTGCAAAAGATAGTACTGGAAAATTAAAGCCTACTACCCAGGTATTAAAAGAAATATCCGATAAATTTAAGTCAGCAGCTGATGGTCCCAAAAAAACAGCTTTGGCAATGTTGCTGTTTGGGAAAAGTGGTAAGGATATGATACCTATGCTGAATAAAGGCAGTAAGTCAATAGCAGAATTAACCGATGAAATGAAAAAGAACGGTGAAATGATCGATGACGAAGGTATAGCTAAAGCAGCTGAATTTAATAAAAAGTTGCGTGAAATGACGGATAAGATGGAAGGCACAAAAAATAAAATTGCCTTGGCCGTGATGCCGGCATTTACTCGTTTAGCAGATAAAGTTCTAGAGATTGTAAATAATGTTACAGATTGGATAACAAACAATAGAGATTTAGTTTCTCAATTATTGCATTGGGCTAAAATAGCAGCTATAGTTGGTGGAGCTATTTGGGGAATTGGTACTGCAATAAAAACTGTAGTAGTTATTAGTAAAACTGTTCAAACTGTGGTGTCTGTTTTTAAAGCCATTAAATTGGTTATGTGGGGAGTTACTTCTGGTTATTATAAAATGATAGCTGCGCAGAAAATTTCGTCTGTTTGGACTGGAATTGTAACAGCAGCCCAATGGTTATGGAATGCGGCATTTATAGCTAGTCCAATTGGATGGATCGTTTTGGCAATAGGTACATTAGTTGCCGTTTTAGCAGTATGTTGGAAAAAGTTTGAAACTTTCAGAGCTGTAATTAAAACTATCTGGGAAGTTGTAAAAGGATTTGGTGGAATTTTGAAAGATTATGTAGTTGATAGGATAAAAGGTATTATAACTGGTTTGGGGTCTTTGGGTCGAGCAATAGGATTACTCTTTAAAGGAAAGTTTTCAGCAGCAGGTAGCGAAGCATTAAAAGGAGTAAAAGCATTGAGTGGTTATGATGCTAAAATGAATGCAATGCGTAAAAGTGTAACGTTGGTTCAATCAATTCAGCCTACCTATTCTAAAATACTAGCTGCTGAAAAATCAGGTATACATAATAATGAAAAAGCTGCTATACAAGTTAAAAATAAATCCAAGGTTGAAAGTATTTATTCAAGTAATCAATCAAAGATTGATAATAAAATATCTACAACAAAGAACACACAAAATTCTCCAGCTTTAAATTATACATATAATGTAAATATAAATGGTGGAAATAGTGGAGACGTTGATAGCTTTAAAAAAATGCTTCAGAAACATAAGGATGAGATTACAAATATTGTAAAAGGGTCATTTAAGAATGATCTAAGGGTTTCTTATAATAAATGATTTTAAATTGGGTGGTTAATGTTGAACAGAGAAACAATGATACTTTGAATCATTGTTTCTCTGCGAAATAATCATTGTACAATTGCTTTAATGCCATTTCGTTATCTATCCGGTAAGCCTTATTCTTCCATAATACAACACCATACAGCTCTGTTTTTGTTTCCAATAGTTCAGAGATTGATACTTCTAATGCTAATGCAATTTTCTCGAGTGTTTCAATCGCCGGATTATTTTTTCCATTTATTATATTTGACATATTTGGCTGCGTAATCCCCACCTTTTCGGCTAAGCTCCCAACGCTTATTCCCTTGTTTTTTAGGACTTCTTTAATTCTGTTTTCCATATTTATATTATATTAATTTATAGCAAAGATAATGCTATATACATTACAGCAGTATAACTTGTTGTTAAATATATCATGTAGTGATAATTATTAACTTATTAGTCTCTGTTTATATATTATATAGCAGTATATTTGTGCCATAATAATAATGTATAACAATATAATTAATGTTTGAATATGGGAATAAGAAATATAGACGCTAACTGCCAGGAAACAGAAACAATAATGAATCTTGATGAAATTTCATATAGTGCATATTTGCAAATGGCAAGAGTATGGTTTTATATTATTAAAGATTACCAAATAGCAGAGAAATATTCTACTATAGCACTTCGATATAAGTCGAATTGTGGTGAAGCAAAATTCATACAGTTTTGGTCGAAACAGAAACTTTCAATAATAAATAATTAAATATGGACGGATTACTAGCACGCGAAGCTGATATAATAGCTCGCAAAACAGCAATTTATTTGGAGTCAATTATGAATAGACCCAAAACGCTTTTTATCTCTGAAAATGCAGCTTTTGAGCATTACAGGCAGAGAAATATTACACAGTGGTCAAAGGACGGACTTATAAAAGTGTATGAGAGGTGGAACGGTAAACAAACTGTTCGCGAATATAAAGTATCAGAGTGCGATTTGATGGCTGCTGAAATACAGTATCCATTTTGGAAAATGAAAGTAAAAAAATAACACACATTAATCAAAGGAAATATTATGGAGTCAAATGTATTAAAAGGAAATCTTGTTGAGGCTTTTAGCGGTATTGGGGCTGTTGTATTGGGAAGTTCATATGGAAATAAAGAGACAGCAACAGTGAATATAAAGAATATTATTTGTGATGGGTTAGAAGAATTATCGGAGTTTGCTCTTTTTAATGGAAGGGATATTATCAACGAAATAAATAGAATTAAAGTGAAGTTTCGCGATGATCCTTTTGAAGATAAGATATGTTCCCTTTTAGATAATGTTTTGCGAATAACAATCGTTGCAAATAGACACCAATGGTTTTATAGTGAAATTTCAGAAACAATAAAGGGGATTACTAAAGATTTAGATTAAAAACACTTAAATGTAAAATATGATGGAAGAAATTGCAAAAAAAACAGTCGTTAAAGTAATTTGGAATAACAAGGATATTGCAAAAACAGTGGATAAATATCTATCGTCCATAACGTATACAGATCACGAAGAGGGTGCAAGCGATGAATGTACATTGACTTTTGATAATACTTCAGGTGTGTGGAGTGAAGAATGGTACCCGGTAGAGGGTGATACAATTCAAGCATTTATTGGGTATGGTGATCAATTGATTGACTGTGGTATTTTCCAAGTAGATGAAATTACTTTATCAGGGATGCCTGATATAATAGAAATGAAGACAATTTCTACAGGAATAAATAAAGCGTTGCGGACAAGAAATAATAAAGCATTTGAAAAAATGACTTTGAAGCAAGTTGCAATATTCTTCTGCAATAAACATGGCTTTAAATTGGTTGATAATTCCAGTATCAAGTTATCGGCCATAAATATTGACCGAAAAACACAAGAGAATAAAACTGATTTATCATTTTTATCAGAGTTAGCTAAAGAATATGGGTTCCTGTTTTCAGTTAAAGGTAATAATCTTGTCTTTATTGATTATTATACACTTGATAATGCACCAAGTGTAATGGAAATTGATAAGACAGATATTGGAAATTATTCAATGACTAATAAAACCTATGATACCTATGCTGCGGCTTCATTTTCAAGGCGGGACCCAAAGAAAGGGAAAGTAATAAAGAGTGAAGTGACTGATATCTTGAATAATGATGTGCTTGACATTCACATATTGAGCGGTAAAGCTAATAATGTACATACAGCAGAGGCGAAAGTAAAAGCCGGGCTTTGGAATAAAAATAAATTCAAAGAGAGTGGTACGCTAGATGAATTTCAAGGTGATCCATTATTAGTTGCCGGTGTGAACTTTGATCTAACCGGATTCGGCTTAGCTAGCGGGAAATACCATATAGTAACCAGTACCCATAAAATATCAGGTGGATCTGCATATACTACTAGTCTTGAAATTAGGAAAACTGGTACTATTCCGAAACCAAAGCGAGTTCCAAGAGTTGGCAAACCATTACCTACCAAAGAAGAAACGGTACAGATAGATACCCAAGAAGCAAATGAATGAAATTCTATAAACGAAATGCACCTGAAATAAGCAATGCTTTGCCGGTGTAAGTTTAATAAGTATTTTTATTCTATAAGATTATTAAAAACAGCCGCAGTAATGTAAAATTATTGCGGCTGTTTTTTTTGCATTTATTACATTTGCAGATTATTAATTATTAACTATAAATAAAATGAGAAAAGAAATTGTACAGTCAATGTTAGATTTTATTCTAATTGACATTAAACAGTATTGGGTAAAAGAATTGAACACTGAAGGAACTAACTTTGATTTTGACTCCCAAGACATTTTTCGTGCTGCATATGAGAGATGTATTGCAGAGTGGAAAATAATTGAAGAATATCCACCAGAAGTTTTAGGTGCTGAGAGGGTTGAAATTTTGACAGGACTTAAAGATACTGCAACTGAAATTGTACAACTATATGAAAAACATAAAAAATTCTTTAGGCAGTATAACCGAGAACAACTTATGCTGGATACGTACAGATCAAGGCACCCTGAATACTATTCAGAAACAAATGTAATGCTGAAAAATTATTTAGGTATGGACATGGAGATGCCAGGTAGAGATGCTTATTATAAATCAACATTTTATAGTCAGTATGGATTTATATTAAATGACTATCATTTTGAGATTTATGTTTTCTGTAAATACCTATTGAATGAGATAAACAATAATTTTAAATCAGATGAGAGGTATAAGTCATTCATTGATAACTCAGCTTTAGCTCCGTATTTTTCAATGGGTATAGTTTTCGAAGTGTATAAACTAGGTAATGGGGTTATTTTTGAAAGTATGACAGAATTAGAATTCTACAAATCTATAAATCTAATGCAATTAAATTCGAATTTGAAAATTGAAAAATCCTCAATAAAAAGAGCTTATTATGTTCTACATAAATTTTCAAGTTGTATTAAAGACAAAGAGGTGAGGAATAATTGGATTAGTGTAATACTCCATAAGCTTGATAAAGACGAATCTAATTATTATTCAAGATATAGGGATGTTGAAAGTAAAAATGCGACAGATGCAGATAAGTTCTTTTCAGAAAATGTAAATGAAATGTTTAAAAACTATGTCATATAGTTCTATTTACCATCTCTTACCAATTTAAAACCATGTTTTTAAATCTTTAGCAAGTTCTATTTCTGTGATTATCATAGAAATAGAACTTTTTTGTTTTGAAAATTTCCATCTACTAACCAGGTTCATTCCAACCTATTTTTGCAGCGTTCGAACATTAATAAAGCCATGGTACAAGGCTATTGATTAATCGTAATACTGGAATAAATGAATATTGATGAATTAAAGCAAATGCCACTTTGGCAAATGACAGGGGAGGAGTTTTTGTTTCTTCAACGTAACATAAATAATGAAGATTCCCACAGTTCTACCAAATATGAAACCTCCAAAAGATATGTTTTTGGAGTTTTTGGAATCTCTAAACTCGTAGGTTGTAGTATGATTACGGCTTTTGACATTATAAAAAGTGGTAAAATAGACAATGCTATAACAGAAGTAGGTAAAATAATCGTCATAGATGCTCAGCTAGCAATTGAATTACTTGGATAAAAAATTCAATATAGCGATTGAAATAATAATGAACAATAATCTAAATTAGGGGAACACAACAAATTTACAACCAAAAAAATATAACAATGAGCATAAGTAAGAGCATTATAAATAATGCCATAGCTTATTAGGGCATTTTCTTTACGCTACGTTGCACCACACTAAAAATGCCCACTAAGCCAAGGGGAATACCCCTTTGGAAACCCAAGACAAATCTACGATTTTATAAATACAAAAACCAAGCTAAAAAAACAATATGGCCTACGCTGTTCTCCACTTAGAAAAAGCCTCCGGGGCTGATACTGGAATGTCAATGCATATTGAAAGAACTATATCACCTGCGAATGCCGACCCTCTACGCACTCATCTAAACAAAGAACTTATAATGTTCCCTGAAGGGGTCGCGAGTCGCTCACAAGCAATTCAACACAGAATAGATAATGCAGGTATTTCCAGAAAGATATCAAAGACTCAGGTTCGAGCGATTAGAATTTTACTTACCGGTAGTCCTGATAAAATGAAGGAAATAGAATCGGCCGGCCGGCTTGAAGATTGGTGCAATGACAATATTGAGTGGCTAAATAGAACCTATGGTAAGGATAATGTTGTATCCGCGGTACTTCACTTAGATGAATCAACACCGCATTTACATGCCACTATAGTACCCATTACTACCGGAGAAAGAAGAAAGGCCAAGCAAGAACAATCTACCCCAAAGAAAAAATACAACAAGAAAAGTATTGGTACCGTTCGTCTTTGCGCAGATGATATAATGACTCGACTTAAGCTCAAAGAATACCAAAACAGCTATTCTGAATCCATGCATAAGTATGGGCTAGAACGAGGAATTGACGGCTCAGAAGCTAAGCATATATCAACATCGCAGTATTACCGTGAATTGCTGTCGCAAACAGACGGCCTGCAAAACAATATTGGTAGTTTGCTTCACCAACAAGATCAAGTGACTGGTGAACTAATGAAAATTAAACGGGAGATCAAAACTGACAAGATGAAGAGTGTTGCGGTTAATGTCGCTACTTCGGCCATGGAGGGTATAGGTTCAGTATTTGATAGTTCTAAACTAAAAAAACAACAGCGTGAGATTGATACATTGAAAGCCGAAAATACAAATCTAAAGAATGAAGCCAGGCAACTAAATAACCGTATCAATACACTAAAGACTGAATATAAAAACACAGCTGACAAGCTCCGCGAAGAACTTAGAAAGATATATGACATGGTCCCAAGTATTAGAGATTTATTCATTATTGAGAAACTGTGTAGATTAGCTGAGTTCTCAGAGGAATTGACAAAAAAGATACTCGCTTTTAAACCGGTTGAGTTTAAAGGTAAAATCTATTCTTCTCAACACTTCTGTAGATTTGAAACAGAACACTCGATCGCTAAAATCGAAAATGATAAATCGGATCCAAGTCGACTTCGACTTTTTATAGATAACCTGGAGATACATGATTGGTTCAATAAGAAAGATAAAGAGATTGATAAAAATCTAGGGATTAATTATAGGCCTAATCGATTTGGAAATAGAGGTTTTGATATTTAAGTAAGATGTATTATGGTTAGTTGTGCTGAAGGAACTCAATTCAATGTTTAAAATTGGAGTATGATTTCTTATTATTTTGTAAATAATTAATCTTACATTTGCAACTTCAAAATTGATAATTCGTATGAAATTTTCATATTGCTTTTTTTGATTAAATAATTGACGATTTGTTTGTATTAATAAAAATAAGTAGTACATTTGCAAAACTTAACTCAAAAGTGAAGTCTATAAAAAAATTATCCATTATACTTTTGGAAGAATATGAAAAGGTAAACTTCTATTCATTTCAATTTGAGAATGAAACTCATACTGAGTTTGAAAATTTTCTGCTGTCTTTTAGTGAATCTCATCCCAATGATATAGGAACAATTATGTATCGGTTAGAACGCATAATAAAAGATGGAATTGATGAAAGACATTTTAGATATGCTGGACAATGGAAAGATAGAACTGCAGAACTTCCTAGTCATTATGATACTGCTAATTTAAGACTATATTGTATATGCGTATCTCCCAAAATACTGATTCTAGGTAATGGAGGATTAAAAACAACTCCCACATATAACGAGGATGCCTATCTGGATAAATGTGTAGAAACGCTCAAAAAGATTGATTTTGAGCTAAGATTAAAAGAAAAAACCTTTAAAAATTTTATAATAGACAAAAACATAAATGGTGATTTATCGTTATCTATACAAGACGAGGAATAACAACAATATTATGAAAAGAAACTCTATCATGGAGGCTAGCAGAAAGCTTATTACTCCGGAAATAAAACAAAGTGTTGATTTTTCAATTGACATTGCAGACAGAATTTTCGATATTCTGGAAATGAAAGGTATGAAACAAAAGGATCTTGCAAATCTTCTTGGAAAAAGTGAAGCTGAAATCAGCAAATGGCTAAAAGGTACTCATAATTTTAATATTGATACAATATTAAAAATTCAAGCAAAATTAGGTGAAGAGATTATTCAGGTAGTAAGCAAACCAAGCACCGAAGTTAAGGTGTTCAGTTGGACAGCAAGAAACTTGGTAATCTTACCAACAAAAGATTCCTATACAAGTACTTCAAAAACATTAGAACACGCAGCATAATGGGAACTGAGAATAAGAGTGTTAAGTTTGCTTTGGTAAAAATAAATACAGATCAATTTGCAATAATAGAAAGCGCTTTTAAAATGGGTAGTGATGTGAATCTAAAAATAGGTTTACAATTTGGTGCTAACAATGTGGATAAAGTTATTAGTGTAAAGACTTCTATTCAATTTGAACAGCAAGAAGTTCCATTTTTGATGATTGAAGCATCTTGTTTTTTTAGCATTGAAACTACTGATTGGGATACTTTCGTACAAGGAGCCGAAATTGTTGTTCCCAAAAGTGTTATAACCCATTTCTGTGTGTTAACTGTAGGTACAGTCAGAGGGATACTACATTCTAAAACAGAAGGTACTAATTACAATGGTTTTGTGGTCCCGACTATAAATGTTACAGAGTTAGTGACCGATGATGTTCGGATGTAAAATAACAATTTATGCATTTAATTGAAAGCCTCACATTGTTGTGGGGCTTTTTTGTATTTTTTTTATAGCGGGTGTCAAACATATTAGTCTGTGAAAATCGAGCAGAATTATTTTGTTTACTGTCATTACTGGAAACGGATAATTTCAAAGTAATTTGATTGTAATACTATGTATGATTCATTGCAAAAGGGTTGGTGTGAATAAATACATTAACCATAGCTGTAGTAGACTTCTTTGCCCTTAATTTTTCGGCATAACTAGCAGCAAAGTTTGCTACTGCCTCCGATATCGGGTCAATGGTAGTTAGTTTCTATCCAAAGCTTCGTGAAGTACATATTGTTTTCTTTGACTTTGGTGATTCGGTTTAAATGCAAGGCTTACCACACAATTCAAGCCATGTCCTTTCGTCTACAACGCCCATTTGATGTCTTACCCATGCTTTGCTTTGTTGAGTGAAATCACAAGCTGTATTGACGTTTCTTTGAGTGATGTCTTCCAATTCCCCAATCGTTTTCTATTTTCGTAAGTTTTAAAGCTCTCTCGTTTTTCATTTATATCACTATATAAGCATATTTGTAGGTTTTGTATTTCTTCGTAAGCTTTGTTGCCCACTTTAGTAATAGTTTTCATAGGATTGATTCCAAGCCTTAACTTCCAGGCTTGTATTCCGGGTGCAGTTCAACTCAAATTGGTCCCAATAATGTGATGTGTGATTTTTCTTATCATCATATTAATGAGTTGAACTGATGACTCATAATGTAGAACTTTTTTGTTTTAACCGACATGTACTGATAATTTAGAGATTTACGATTTATCTTTGCAGAATAAAATATTAAAAAATATACTTAAAATAATTGTGAATATTTCGTTTTAATATTGTATTTTTGGCAATACATAAATGATTAATACTATAATATGAGCAAAAAGAACACAAAAACAGTAAAATTAAGAGCATTTACTATTCCAAATAAAGAGTTGGATAAACCTAAAAACGAGTTGCTAAATCACCTTCAGAAACGGTTAGTCGATTTTAAAAGTAAAGCTAACGACAGAATGATGATATTAAATGCCGAAGATGAAAATAAAGAGGAAGATTTATTATCATCTTATAAATTGACAAAGAGTTACATTTGTGGAACTATATTAAGAATTTTTTATGCTGATGAAACTTCAAAAATACCTGATGACTTCTTAGAACACGAACAAATAACAATATCAGAATTAGAAAAGGATGATGAATCTGGTCAAAAAATGAGATTTAAAGAGAATTATTATTTCTTTATGAATGATTCATTTTTGGTGACTAATTTTCAGGCAAATACACATATAAAAAGATTTCAAACATATATAAATTGGTTAATTCAAAATGAACGAGTTGACATCTTATACGAATTTACCCCAAGAGTAAATTCAGTAGAAAAAATACCACTTTCTGAAATTAAAAATATCGAAGTTAAAGATTCTGCAATTTATTCAGATGATAGTGATAAAGTGCACCGTAATTCTTTACTCACAATAAAAGATGACTTTTTGAAACATTTTCTAAATGACGTAAAAGATTTTGATGAAATAATAAAACAGCAAGTTGTATCAGCACAACTTCTTTTAAAGTTTAATAAGCCTAAGGAAATGAAGAAAGAAGATTACGAAAGAGTAATGGGGGCTTATTTAAAACCAATTACTGAAACAGATGATGTTACATTTGTAACAAAAAAAGGGAAAAGAATAAATGGCACTGATTTAATAATGACCAAAGATGTAATTATTGAGCTTACAGAATCAAAGATGATTAGTGAAGAGCAGCTTTTCCAAGAAATGGAATTATACATTAAAGAGATATCTAAATGAAAACATTTATAAGGATAGTACTGGTTACTTTAGTATCAATACTGTTATCTACTCTTATTAAAACAATACCTGGTGAATTTTTTATTTCAACGATATTCAATGTGTCAGGAATAATGTTTTCAGTTGGGTTGGGTCTTATTGTAACATTCAATATGAATGGAATAAAAAATAAGGCTGTAATAAGTAGTATTAGAACTAATTTAAATACAGTAAGAGACTCCTTTATTATTTATTTTTCGCTCACCACAGCTGTGTATTTGTTAAGCAAGTTGCTCTGTAAGCAACCTATTACAACTATATCATTATTTGATTTTGATTTAGCGATTAATTGGACGATTGTATTCTGTCTATTAATGATTTTTGGTATAATGTATTTTATTATAAATTTTTTTCAGATACAAAAACTTAATGAGCAGATTTATGATGAATTAAACAAATAACAAATGAATTAAATACAAATACATTCATGTTAATTTATAACAGATAGTCTTTTTAGAAAGTGCCCATGGTATAATTTTGGATCATTTTATTGTTGCGGCTAATAAAGAGCCACTCAGAATAAAATCTGAGTGGCTTTTATGTGTAAAAAACGAGGACTAAATAGAGGTGTTATCCCTTATTTAGTCCTCGTTGAATTTAAAATGCTGATTTACAGCATGTTTTGCGGAGAGGAAGGGATTCGAACCCCCGGTACCCTTTTGGAGTACATACGCTTTCCAAGCGTACCTCTTCAGCCACTCGAGCACCTCTCCGTTTTTATTTGGAATGCA